TATTACTCGAGCCAATACTCTTGAAGCGATAGGTAAAACAATAAGACTAGCTGCAAAAGCTGGGTCTTTAATATCTATAGCCAGAGGAGCTGGTGAGAATATGAAAAAACTGCTTGATTCTGTTGGTCTTACCGACGAGCAAGGCAAAAGATTAGAAAGGGTTGCGCGTAATGAACACAAACTAGCGACCAGCGAACAAGGGGGCGTCTTTAAGCAGATTATGATTTGGTCTGAGATGCTGCCCGATCCTATTGCCACCAGCGAACCCAGCGAGCCCAGGCCGTTCCTTGCGCCGGTTATCAAGGTAGCGCAATGGGTGACCAACCGAGGGCTAAAATTTATCAAGCAGAACCCCGAGCTACGCAGGCAGTTCTTGCGTGAGGCCAAGCCGATCGTGGATGCGTATGAGGAGGTGGCCGGAAATTAGGCAGCGTAAGCCGTTGCAAAATATTTCGTAAGTCGCTGATAAAAATGAAAACGCTACAGAGTAAAACGCAAAGCCATTATCAACGACTTACAAAGGAATCTTTTAGCCCCCTACTGCCCGCGGTGGCGACGACTCTTGTTTAATTTTAACCCGTGGTGGTTAAATAGTTAAGTTATAGGTCAGCCCATCTGGCTTGCTTGGATGCGTTGTACTCAGTGCTTACCGGCTTAAGATTGGAAAAGTGAAACGCGGCTTTTGCTTGCTGTGGGTCAAATAAATCAAAATGCTTTAAGGGTATTTTATGATCCATCTGCCAGCCCGGCCCGTAGTTGCTCCAATCCATCCAAGACTCAAACTGGCTCTCGATGTGCTGCTTAAGAAAAGCTGACGAGCATCCTATAAAGTCATTGAAATCATCCGTTGTTTGAACTGCCTTAACTTTTGCCATTACCTTCCAAAATCTTGAGCGAGCGTTCTCCTTTAACCTAATGCCCGCATCTTGCCTGCGCTTTTTTCTGTACTTTGACGCCCAAGCCCTTTCCGCTTCTCTGTTTTTTTGGCGATGAATCCTGCGCTGAATAACACGCATTTTGCGGTAGCCCGAGTCGTTACGCCACTTCTCTCTTTTAACCGCGTTATCTACCTGACGCCTTATGGACTTATGTATTTCTGTTTTAGTTTTTTTCTTGAGCCTTCGGTGCATAGACCAAGCGCAAAAATGAAGAGGTGTCTGCATCCATGCCCCCTTTGATTTGTACTGCCAAATGTTTGGTTTGGAGGGCGCCGGATGGCCCTTTCTGGAAAGCCCCATCCAGTAGCACTCTAAAATTACATCCTTAGGGTCGAACCATTGATCTGAATGGACGGGGGAATCCACCCCCAACCGGCACTGTCAACTATAACCATTTGACAGGTTATGCGTGGTTATGACGCAAACCGAGTTAGCCAAAGAGTGGGGGGTGTCCCAGCCCTACGTTGCAAAGCTGGTCAAGAAGGGAATGCCCCTTACAAGCAAGGAGGACGCCGACCGTTGGCGAGCTGAGGCCAAGCTGCGGCCGGCTAGGAAGCGAGTTGTCGAATCGCTTGTAGAGGACGAGGCAAGGCCAGCCGTAGATTTTGCCAAGGTTGCCGGGGTGGAGCTGGTGGACGAGGTTAAGCGATTGGCCCAGCTGGCGTCCGAAATATCCGCCAAGATCGACATCACCAAGCCTGGCGAAAGGTCGTCGCTGATTGCCGACTATACCAAGGTGATTGATCAGTTAAGGAAGCTGCGATCAGACCGCCCGGACATTGAGGAAAAGGAGGGCAAGATGGTGCCCGTGGACGAGGCCGACAAGATTCTGGCCGCCCGGGACAATGCGCTGGTGCCACTGCTCAAGGGAATGGCTAAGAGGCTGGCGCCGATCTGCGCCAACCGTCCGGCCGCCGAGGTCGAAGCCGAGATTGAGAACGAGGTGGGGCAGGTGATGCGGCAGGTCGAGGCCGCGCTGTGACGGCCGCCCAGGAGGAGCTGCGCCGGAGGGCACGGATCCGCTGGCATTACGAAAAGCCGCCCAGCGTGATTGAGTGGGCGGAGCGGCACGTGCAGCTGGATGGGCGGATCACCGCACGGCCGGGGCTGTATGCCAGTACCTACACGCCATACGTACGGGGCGTGCTGGAAGCGCTGGCGGATCCGGGCGTCCATACCGTCACCCTTTGCTGGGGGAGCCAAACCGGAAAGACGCTGACGCTGGCCGTCTGGCTGGCCTACCGGATTGCCAACGACCCGGCGCCGGCCCTGCTGGTCATGCCCAACGCTGACCTAGCCAGGAGCTACAGCGAGACGCGGCTGACCCCGATCTTTGAGAAGTGCAAGCCGGTGCGGCAGCTGTTTCCGCAGGACATGGACGATTTTAAGATTTTGGAAATGCAGTTCGCCACGTGCACGCTCTCCCTGGTAGGCAGCAATAGTCCGGCCAATCTTAGTTCACGTCCGATTTGCGTGGCCGTTTTGGACGAGCTGGATGCCTTTGCCCAGCCGACCGAAAAAGACGCGGCCGCCTACAGCCTGGCGCTGGAGCGGACCAAATCCTTCCCCCAACGAAAGCACGTGCTGACCAGCACGCCCACGCTATCGACCGGCGACATCTGGCAAAACTATCTGGCCGGGACGCAGGAGACTTTCCACGTGCCGTGCTGGTCGTGCGGGGAATATCAGGCGATGGAGTTTGGGCAGTTTAAGTGGGATCAGGACGCCCGGGGCGAGGACGGCAAGTGGGACATCAAGCGCGTGGGTGAATCGGCCAGATACGAGTGCACCAAGTGCGGCGAGCGGTGGACGGAGGCGCACCGGCGCAAGGCCGTGGAGCAGGGCAGGTGGGTGGCCACCAACGCCAACGCCGAGGCGGGCCGGCGGTCGTTCCGGCTGCCCAGCTGGTACAGCCCGACCGTGGGCTTTGCCGATACCATCAAAAAGTTTCTGACGGAAAAGCATTACCTGCACGGACTGCAGGGCTGGGTGAATGGCTGGTGCGCCATGCCTTGGGAGGACCAGTTCGACGATGACGAGACCACGGCCATCCCACCCGGGGCGTATGCCAAGAAGGAGCCGTGGCAAAAGGACCACATTCTGTTGGCGGCGATTGACCGGCAGATCGACGAGTACTGGTACGTGATCCGGGCGTTTGGCAGGGACGGCACCAGCCGCCTGGTCGACGAGGGGCGGAGGCGGACGATCGAGGACGTGGCCCAGCTGCTGGCCGAGCACCGGGTGCAGCCAAGGCACGTGGCGATTGATTCCGGCTACGAAACCCAAGACACCTACCGCATCGCCGCCCGGTACGGCTGGACGGCCATCAAGGGCGAGGAGCGGCCGCACTTTCTGATCGAGCTAAACGGCGCCCGGGTTAAGAGCGTGCACAGCGCCATCCAGCCGACCGACGCCGGGTGCGGGCTACTGCTGCTGAGTTCGCCGGCGTGCCAGGATCTGCTGGCGTGGCTGCGCCGAGGGCAGGGGCCGGAGTGGGAGGTGGCGCACGACGTCAGCCCGGAATACCGCGAGCACATGTCCAGCCACAGGAAAGCCCACCGGATCAATCGCAAGACCGGTAAGGACCTGTACGAGTGGATCCGGGTGAAGCACCGGCCGGACCACTTGTATGACTGCGAGACGTACCTGGCCGGCTTTGCCGTCTACGGAAAAGTGATCGCCGCCGAGGCCGCCATGGAGCCGACCCGTGTTTGACACGCCTAGAGGCGCGTGGAGCGGGGTCTTCTTTTTTCCCTTTGGATTCAATCGGCGAAGGATCCGGTTGCGACCCGCCTTGCCCTGGAAGCCATTGCCGCCAACCAGTACAGCACCTTCAACAACGGGGGCCGCGTGATGGTCTCCGCCTCCGTGGCCGGTAAGTCCTTTTCTTACCAGCTGCAGCCGGGCATGAATCCGGCCGGCGTGGCCCAAGCCGCCTACGAGCTGTGGACCCGCGTCAAAGATTTCACCACCAGCGCCGAGCTTGAAAACTACCTGACCAAATCCACCGGCCAGGTCAGCTACCCCAACTTCGGCAGCATGATTCCGATCTACCCATGAGTTTAGGTTCGTGGATCGGCCGGATTGTGCGGGCGGGGACGCAGGATTTCTCCCAGCGCCAGTACATCTACGTCCAGCCGCAGGACACGCGGACCGACGTCACCACG